ATTTGGCTATTCTGCTCCGCCGGGTCCGGCTCGCTCCAGCCGGTCTTGAAATCCTGGACCAGCGCGACGCTCGCCGTATAAATGCACCGGTCAAATTGCCCACTGACCCGCAACTGGCCATTAAGGGTGAACCATAACCGTTTCTCGGAAAGTTGTTGCGTTGGCTCATTGCCAAAAATCCGTTTGACTTGATCGGTCGCGCGTTCCTGCAAGAAATCGGCCGTGGCTACTTCCGAGTCGTCCAGCTTGATTTCAGTGCCATCCTCGTCGACTTCACCGGCAAGCCATGCATGAATCAGCGCACCGCGTTTGGCTGCAGCGCTCCCCACGTGGGCTTCCTGGCCTAAACGCCGAGCCTCGGCTTCGAGCTGCCAACTGCCAGCACAAAGTTCATATCTCCTGAAAGCTGACGCGCTTGGTAAACCCATACGTTCATCAATTGCCGCGCTTGCCTCGTTAGTTAATTCTTGTGATTCAGTCATAACTAAAAAGGAATGTCATCTGGCTCAATACCTAGATCTGGATCTTTAACGCCCAAAGTCTTAGCGATCGCCGTCTGACTTTTCTTGATCTCACTTTCGGTAAAGCTCTGCGATGGCCCTTCAGTGCTAGGGCCGGTCTGTTTTGGCCGGTGGAAGAATGCCACCTTGTTTCGGTCGACATTATTCTGGTCAGGCTCGATTTTTAGCCGGCATTTGCCCTTGGCCCCAATCAACCTGCCCCACTCCGGTTCATCACCCGATGCCGGTGCCCGATTGACCGCTAGGAGAAACTCGGCAATTCCATCGCGGTCTTCGCCATTCTTATCAATACCGGACCACGGGTTCGCGAACACCGGTATATCATGCGGCTGGATAGTTAGTTTAATGCCTAGAATCCATTTGTTGTTCTTGAAATACGGCGCGTCCGCGCTGCTGACAACAAAACTATAATCACCCGGCTGAAGAAGTGCGCCAAAAGCCCGAGATCCCGGTGCCCCTCGGTAAATATAAGATTTATCTGTCATAGAAATCATTTACCCCTTTTTCTAAAGCTGCCCAGCTGAACGGCATTGGGTTATCGAGGTCATATCGGTTTTTCGCCTCAATCCCAGTCGTCGGCGCTGTCCACATGAGCCGGTCCTCGCTGATTATCCCGCGCCCTTTCCGGGCTTTCTGACTCTCCTTGATGATCGATACGTCCAGATTAGCGAAACAGATCAAGTCTACCATCTGCCGGATAATTTCGGCGCTCTTATCATGGATCTTGATCCTATGCATGTCGTACGCCGCCGACTGCATTGGATCATTGACGGTCTTGAGGTGGCTATGGGCGAGCAGGATCACATTGAAGCGCTCGCTCATCTCGTTCAACTTCGATAGGAGGCCGGTCCAAATCTCCCTGGCTCGGACATAACCTTTGCCATACCCGCCCCCATAATCCTCGATTGATGTAACTTTGCCCTCAGTGCGTGCCCGTTGCCAAATCAAGATTTCGGTCGCATCCAAGGTATCCAGAACAATACTCTGGTAACCGTGCTCCTCCCGGTCAAGTGCATCAACCTGGGCGTAGAGTTGGCTAAAATCCTTGGGAATCGGCAATTTCGGAACCGTGATCTGATCGAGACCCCGCTCAACTTGAAGAAAGATCGGGTTAGGAGCATTGGTCCCGAAAGTCGATTTACCAATTCCCGGTGGCCCGTAGACCACGGCGAATACCGGCCGGCGCCGTTTCCGGGTAGTAACCTGGGATAGGATGCCGGGTTTCTTGGGCTTAGCCGCTTCTTGAGCAGCCTGCTCGGCAAATGGATTTACTTCGGTTGCTTGCTCTGAGCTTGTCGAAGGCGCCGGTTCGAGCGTAGTTGTTTGAGTATCGTTATTCATTAGGCAAGGAAAAAAGTTGCATCGTAGATACCTTCATAGTAGCGGCGACCTTCCGAATGCTCAGGGTAAGATAGCCACAAGGACTTAAGCACGCGCCGGGCCCGCCAGCGATTATCGATTCGAGCGATGCGAGAGTGTAGTTTCATGTTATTACTCAGTATTAACGACCGATAACGGCTCACCTTGAGACTCTTCATTAACTAACTTCCGGATGTATTGGCTCACCGTCAGATCCTGGTTCTCGGCCCGTTGCCGGATCAGCGGCTTAAGCTCTGCCGGAACACTGATCGACAATTTCTGCACCGGAACTTTTTGTTTTGTTTTCATCGCACTGGGTCGTATTATCAGATTAAATGACCATCAAGAAGAATGCCGGCCGCACCTATGTCTCCCTTTCCTTTAGTTGCCCGCCTGAGATGGAGGCCGCAATCAATCGGCGTTGCGTAGAGCTTGGCCTGGATAGCCGGAGCGATTACTTGCGCCGCCTGTTTGAACGCGATCTGATGGCCGTCGGGCTCTATGACCCGCGCGATATCGGGCGCCAGGCCCCACCGCGGATCCGGCGCGGGAAAGAACCAAAAAATAATGAGCCGCAAAAGCGCCATAAATCAAAGCGTACCTAGAGTCGGCAGGGAAGGCGCGGGATTAAGCAGAACGTCGCTTTGATTTCAGTTTACCGCTTCGCCGCGGTGCAATCGCAGGCAAAAATTTGCCTTCCGATTCGATCCGCAAAATATCAGCTAAGCGGAATCGGAAGAGTGCGGGCGTAACTTCCAATGCCGGTAATTTGCCGGATTGCCGTAACCTGCGAATGGTTTTTTTTGAAACTTTCCAGCGAGCTACTAACTCCTCTTGGCTTAACCATTCGTAATTGCCACTTGTCATGGTCCTACTGGCCGGAATGGCACACGGTTGCTCCATATAACCCTGACTGTATCAAAATCGATTACAGCCGATTAAAATAGCACCGTTCAGTGGAGCGACGCCTTCCGAGCATTACCCCTAATTGGACTAAATTATCCTAGATTGTCCTATTGTAACGCAAGAGATTTTTTGTGATTTTTTTGAATTTCTATAACCCGCTAAATCTTGTGGTAATCTTCAAGGCGAATCACATTATCTGCCTCGTCGCCGAAATTCGGTGTCTCGGTGATCCGGTAATCCGAATAATGCATCGCCGTGACGGTCGGACTTTTATGGCGCAAGAAGGCCGCGCCAGAGATCAGGCCAGCTCTCTTGACGATATCCGAGCCGGCCTCTTTTCGCAGAGCATGCAGGGGACGCACATCCTTGATGCCATGAGTGCGCAACCAACGCGTGAGCCGCTCAAACAATTCTTCACACCGGTAGTAATCAAGCTTTTGATCCTTGGTGTATGGTGCATCCGGCACAATCACAAAGCCGTCTGTGGCATCCTGGACTCGTTTACGGGCTTTAAACCAATCGAGCACCGACCGGTCGCGCAACGGGATCGGACGAAGCGAATCGGCCGTCTTTGGATGGTAATAATCGGTGATCCGAAGTTGAATCATTTCATTTTTGAAATCGATCGATGGCCATTCCAGGAGGTCAATTTCGCGACGTCGGAGTCCGGCAAAAGCGGCAAGCAAGATGACAGAATATGAATCCGGATCCATCAATGAAAGTTTCTCTTTCGCCGTGGCCAGAAGCTTATGAATATCGAAATTAGAGAAGTATCTTTGGTCAACGCCACCGAAAAAATCCACGCCAGCGAACGGGAGAGGGGAGGGAAGCTCGAGCCCGGTGGACTTGACGATCCGCGGGGCAAAGAGACTCCTTGCATTTCGTAAGCAGGTATTGATCGAAATCTTTCGCTTGTTCCGCGCCGTTTCGGTCGGTTCGGCCTGGGCTAAAGAATCGAGTTTCCATTTATTGACCTTGTCGGCAGTGATTGCGTTTAGGCCGACTCGATCAACGAGCTTATGCCATCGAATCGCTCCGTCGCTCATATGATCGAAGCGCTTGTTTTTGGGATCTAGATTTTCGATGTCCGAAACGATCTGGCGCAAAAACCGGATGTAGATATCAAAGGTTGTCTGTTTTCCCGACCAATTCTTTCGAACCGCATCGAGATAGTCGCCGACCGTTAGAGCACCACTGAAATTTGATTGGTGCTTTTTATAAATCGCAATCGTTCGACTCCAACCAAAGTTTGAGAGACTGCGATAAATTTCAGACGCAATTCGTCCGGCAATTTCGCGATTAGCTGTTCCAACTTTGAAACGTTCACGCCGGCCTTTGAATTGAATCGAAACAGAATAATTGGATTCAAAATCGGTTGATTGTTTATGGAAATAAACACGCGAAGTCCAATAATTCGCGCTCATTTTCGGATGGGTTTCATTCATAAATTTAGAGTGTACCTTTTCTAGACACACTTTCGGTTCCCCAAGGGGTAATATAGGGTAGTATCGTCACTAGTCGAGAAAACTTGAACAGTGGCTAGATCTTTTATTAGAGCGGCTGAATAGCCCTACGCTACCCTAAGTATATCTGTACCTACCGCGTATAATAGTGACTCTTAATCCCTAGGTTCTGGGTTCGAATCCCAGACGGTGCATGCTTCAAAATCAAAGACTTACGACGAAAGGAAAAAAGTAAAAACTAATGAGAGGTACGCTTTTAGGTACACTTTTTAGGCTAAATCTCCAAAACAACTGCTTTAATCGACCTTTTAATAGTCGATAATCTCCAGAACCGTGACCGATCCCGACTATGTTGCCAAGCTCGTTGCCGCAACCAGAATCACTGATCCCAAGCGAGTCGAAATTCATTTCAAAGCCGATTTTAGCATCATCGTCGAAGCCAGAGACCTCCCCGGTTTGGTTCAAATGGAGCCCATCGAGGAACCGCCCAACACCGCCCGAGATGAAAACTCGGAAGCCCGAGATTTGATCGATTGGTTTCGCCGGTATCGAATCGAAAAAGGTATTACACTCGAAGACCTTGCCAAGCAGATCGGAATCAGCAAAGGAACCCTGATGGCGTACTTCGATGGAAAACGAGCCCCTAGTCAAATAACACTGGGCCGCATCCAGAAATTTAAAAAGAGCACTGAACCGGAACAAAGGAAACAAGCAACGTAAATAAAGAACTCGACTTCATCGCCGCTGTCCTGGAAGGCTTGAAAGAGCCTCAAATGGCTGGCCGTTCACAAGTATCGCAATAACCGCACCAGCGCCGATCTGATCCGGGAAGCCGTTGACCAGTTTATTGACCGGGAAAAAAGATGAGGTCTTTCGGTTTTCGCGGTCGCCCCTTTGGCCAACCACCCTTTTTCCCGGCTCGGCTCATCTTTTTTGGGTCCCGCGCCTTGGATGCGCCACGACCACGGGCCCCGATAATCGAGGCGGCGCTCTTCACCACCAGCTCATTTGGTATCTCGATATCGCAGTTGGGGCATCTCATGATCATGCCACCATAGCTCAACGGCAGAAATATTGTAAAGCTTAAGCGATTAAAAGCTAAAGATACCTCACCCGTTGCCGTATTGTATCGTTCATGATCAAATACTTGTTTCCTATTCTCGCATTGGCTCCGGCCATGGCGTTCGCCGGTCTTCGGTATCAAGACGACTCATTACAATATTCGCGGGATATGTACGAAGCCCAGATGGATGCGATCTACGAGGCGCAAATGGAGCAGCGCCTGGAAAGTATTGAAGAGTATCTGCGAGAAAACGGTTACTAAGATGAATTTTATTATTGGATGCATCATGCTGGCGATCTGTATCGCCATCGGATTCTTTTTCCTTCAGATCATCATCACTGCACTGGTTTGTATCGTTAGCGCCGTAGTGTTTGGATTACAGGCGATCTGGAATTTCCTGACGAAATGAAACAATTTCTCCTCACTTGCCTTGCCGCGATGGCCATCGCTTCGACATTGTTCGCTGGTGACCATGTCGAGGTAGGCTCTGTCACCACTCATCATGGAGCCTATGTCATAGCTACTTATTTGGTCGTCAATGGTGCTTACCGCGAGGTCGATCTAGTGTGGCCCGATGGGCACGTGGATCAGATAGCAATAACACCCGGAACACCGATTAAAACCATGAAGGTAGGCATCCAACGATTTGTGAACAAACAATAACTAACGCTTTTGCAGTGCCTGTGCCACCGCTTCCCGCTTCTTGGCTTCCACCCATCCTTTTTGAGCTGCCGCTTTCTCTGCCTTGACCTCTGCAGGCGATTTCTGGCGAGCGTAATCCGGGTGGATATGTATCCCGGTCGCGCCGACTAGCCCGATGAGCAGCATGTTTCGGATCATCGTCAAGGCATCTTGGGCGCTCGCACCTTGAGCCCGTAATTGGTCAAAGAAAAACCCGATCGGTCCCTGGAGCGGAATCGGGCCGTGCGTTGCCGCATATTCCAACCAACCCATTCGTGCTGGTGGCGGTTTTTGTGGCGGCTTTTTTGGTAGCGGAGGCTCCGGACTCCATGGGAGCGGCCGGCGAAGGAAGGTTTGACCAGCGAGTGTTTCAAGGCCTAACCCGATACCAGGATTAAATTTATTTAGTTCGTACTCACCCAGTATTTGCCCAACGTGAGCTATTTTCCCTTCCCCTCGCAAGTCTTTATTATTCATCAGGAAAAAGGTGGCAATAGCTTTAGATAACATTCTGAATTCAGAATGCAGCCCAGGAATAGAGAACTCCATTCCACCCGCTTTAAAGGCCAAAAAATCGCTTCTCTTAGGATCAGTAAAATTAATTAAATCTTGATCTTTCTTTCCCGTCGCCATCAGGAACCCCTGATTTACCGCTAAAAAACCAAGACCGGTGCCAACCCATTGCATAGCTCCGCTTAACCGTATCTGGGCAACCGCTCTTTCCCCCGGAGTAGCGTTTTTATTAAACCAGGTTCGGACCGTTTGAACCGGGTCCACAAAAATACGGTTAAGTTTAGACTGAGTAAGCCTAGGGCCAAATAGCACCTTGTTAAACATACCAAAGTTAGGCTTAGCGCTCCCCGTGGCATGATTTGCCCAGTCAGCTATATTTTTTCCGATCTCGAGCGTTTCCGCCTCACTCATCGTGGGTTTGGTGTGTTTATCCATCTGTTGGTCCCACAGCTTGAACCGCAGGGTTTTTAGGATATCCCAAGCCCGCGAAGATGGGTCGCCTTTTTGCGGACGGCTAAGCAAATCGCCGCCATGCGATTTGGCGCCCACATCCAAGCCGCTCCTGAGTGAAAGGTTAAAGCGTGGTGCGCGACTCATGCTTTCCACCAATCTTTCGGTGCCAGCTTTGGAGAAAGATTTGCTATAAGTATCGCGGACAGTGCTAAAAAACGCAGCCCAGCTTGTCGGGCGTAAAATCAATTCGCCAGCGTGGGTGACCGGGAAAACAAAGCCATGCCCAAACACCGCCGCCTTCCGAGGGAGACTTGCCAGTTGTCTCAGCCTCGTTTCGATCGGTCCATAGGCCTTTGCCTGGGATTGTTGCAAGGCTTGCTGAGTGATTGTCCGGCGGTTGTATTGCTTTTTCCAGGCGTCATTAGCCAGGAAGCGATACGGTGTTTTGCGACCTGACAAAATGTCCGTGATCCATTCAGGTTTGGCCATCCCGCTGAAAAATTTTTGGTTGATGGCGTCATGGACTTTATCAAACGGCAACCCGTGATCGATGCCATTTTCTTTGGCCCAACGCCAGATTGCCATCCTCTCCGCGTCGGTTACCGGATTAGGGCCGGAATAGCAGGGATTGGCCATAAATTAAGTCCGGCAAGGATAGTCCTTGACCGCCTCCATGATCCGGTTGCGCACTTCTTCGTCAGTTGGCAACGCTCGCCTCGCGCTTTGCCGCTCGATTTCTTTGCCTAGCTCGTGCATCGCGGCTTTATCTGCCGCGGTCGATTCAGCGACCGCTTTAGCCGTCTTACGTAAAATAGGTTCCATATTTTTTGGGGGAGCTTGACCGTTGTCTCGCAAGAATCTTTCCCGCAACCCATTAAAAGTGGACAAATCTATCGGGATTTCGCCCTGAAGCGTCATGCCTTGAGCGTGCCAATTGTTTTTAAGTTTCGCGACCGGCCCGTTGTGGAAATCGGTCAAATCCTGGAAAGCGGTAGTCATGTCAATATGCAACTGCTGATTACCTGGAGCAGCTTCCGAGGCACGGGAGGCGGCATTGGATCGCTGGCTAAGCCGGGCTTCTTCGGCCCTTACTGCTCCTGCTTGGGCCTTCGGATCGCCCCCCCGGTTATTCATTAAGTCGCTGACATGCTGGGCAATTTGTTCCGGGCCCATCTGCAATCCTCGGGTCAATAACTCTTCCTTGGAATATCCTTCGCCCGGGATCACATCCCCAAGGGCGCCGCTGGTCGTGCGCTCAGCGCTAAACCGGTTGGCAATTGCCGATACCCACGGCTCAGCTTCTCCTTGGGTTACCGGAGGCGGTTCTGTAGCCTGACTAAGTTCTTGCTGAGCTCTGGTCCAATCAGAGAATGCAGTCCCAGGCTGTCCAGACTTTACGCGTTCCCCATTTAGCTCATAAGTGCGCCGCGCTACGTCTTCTCTGGTGACCGATGGATTGGGCGGCTGTGTTTGCTCTGGCTCCGGAATATTGGCCTGAAGTTCGCGCCACATGATCGGCAAATGCAACGCTCCAGGCACCCCGACCTGCGGGTTGCGCAGCGCGTTAAACGCCCGTTCGGCACTCGCTATTTCCTTGGCGGTATATCCGCTCGGACCTTCCTGGAAAGCGCGATACGCCTGCATCAAACGCTGGGTCACACCAAAATTATACGGCACCCCTTGCGGCAGGGATTTTTCCAACTCATACCGGAACCGTTCAGTCTCCAGATTCCTGGTCGACAATAGTGCAACCCGGTCCGCTACCGCCCTGGCTTCGCTAGTCGTTAAATCCGGAAAAACATTGTGCGCAACCACGTTGAGCACATCCCCTTGAGCCGCTTTGATGTCATCGGGATGTTCAACTAACACGTCAGCCGCAGTAAGCGGTCGGGACGGTGGCATCGCGGGCGCGGGCGCTGCTTGCTCTGCGACCGGCGGACGCTCGGGTGCCGGTGGGGGTTGTTCAGTTCTCTCGCGCACCGGCTCGCCCCCTGGGCGCATGAGTTCTCCTGCTCCATGCGCCGCGCCTGTTACCAGTCCTTGGATCCCGCCGGTAATGGCTGCTCCTCCAACCCCTTGACCAATCGGTTGTCCTGTGGCGACATTTATCCCGGCCTGGGTCGCAGCACCGATTGCCGCCGTGCCTCCGCTCCCTACAAGCGCTTGGGCTATTGCTCGTTTACCTTTGCCTTCAAGCGCATTCAGCAGTGCCCCACCCCCAGAGCTCATCAGTTTGGCCCCAGCTTCCTGCCCAAAAAACATCACAGCAGTCGCCAATGCCGCCGAATCGTTAACCGTCTTTTCATCCCATTCAGGATGAGCCTGATGCACCGCTTCTCTAGCCATGTCACTGGTCTGCGCTAATACCAGCGGCAGCATGACCGGGTTGGAATAAGCCGCCAAAAACGATGGCATCTGCGCTACAGAATCAACAATTTTTCCCACCCCGGTCCCGACCAGACGCGGATCAGTAGTGAGATTACGGCGCATTTCGGTTTGCGCTTGGCCAAGTTCAGCCGCTTGCCGTTTTTGAAAATTCGGATCCGAAAGCCGGTCTAAAGCCGAAACGATCTGTTGCGGATCGGTACTAGGCATCCCGGCTTGCGGCTGCGGCAATTTAGATTGAATCTCGGCTATACGCTGATCAACCGGCAGCGAATAAAGGTGCGTTAAATACGCGTGTTTATCGGCGTCGCTGGCACCCGGCATCGCAGAATCAATAAACTGGTTCACATGCAACTGGTCAGTCCCGGCAACGCCCTTCTGCAACACATTGGTGTATTCTTGGAACCCGCCAATCATCTTACTCCAGGCTTCCCGCCCTACATCCAAAGCGCCCACGTCGCTCTGCGCCTTAGCCCAGGCTTCGTCATCGGTCTTGAGCTCCGGGAACTTTTCCCGCATCAGAGCGATAATCTGCGGCTTCAGATTTGCTTGGGCCGCTTGCCGGCTCTGCGATGTGGTACCTTCAACCGGTTGATCCAATCGCTTGTATAAGCCGATGACATTACCGCTACCGGCCTCGGGTAACTTCGAGATTACGACCCGTTGCTGCTGGATCGCCGTTGCAAGCGTTTCTCTAGCTTGCGCAGCGCTTTCCGGGCTTTGCGGCTGAAACTTGTACCCTAGGCGGGGTAAAATCTTCTGCACCCCAGCCTGCAACGTGCTGGAATCGAAACCCTGTTTGATCGCCGCTTGCTCATCGGCAAAAAGTTGCGGATTCTTATTCACATCCGGCCCGGCGTTATTCACCAGCTTGACCGATAAATTTTTATCACCGCCGAAGTAACTGCTGATAGAGGGCGTCATGTCGACGATGGCATTCAGGTCGCCTCGCGGCCCCAGATCGACTATCGGCACCCGTAGCCGTTTACCGGTCTCTTGATCGATCACATCAACCCGGGCCGTACGCCAAGCCGCGTAATTGTTGCCGTACTTGGCCCGTAAAGCTTCTTCAGGGACCGCTACCCCCGCTACCTGGGTTGTATCAAGTTTGCCCAGCCGCGGCGCGCCCATCCCATTATCCTGGCCGCTGGCGAGATCCTCGGGCGTAGCAAACGTAGTCGCTTTCCCGGTAAGAAAATCTTGAGGCTTTTCGTTCTCGTACAGGCCGTTAGCCTGCTTAGTCACCGGTTGGGCTTGCGGCGCTGCTCCTGGTACTTGCGGCGTTGCACCAGCCTCCCGATAGGCTATCGCCGCCGCCTTGGCGCTCATGCCCTCGTCGGCTTCCTTATGGCCAGGATTGACCTCGCCGTGGCCGTAAAGCGACGTATTAGGGTAGCGTGCGGCGATAAACCTTGCGAAAGCAGCAGTTTGGGTCGGCGTGACATCCTTGTCATCCTTGGCGATAATCTCCATGCCGACGACGTTTTGATTCGAGAGACCCGCGCCCTTTGGTCCCCAGCCGGCCAGGATGTTCTGGGCACCGGGTCCGCCCGTTTGGAAAATATTGCCCTCGCGATCCATTACATACTGGACCCCAAGACCGCGCTCTCGCAATGTCGATACCACCCCATCAACCGTGCCGCGTCCGCTGGTGTGGTGAACGATGAATGCAGCAGGATCTTTATCGTGGGCAGCCTGTACTCTCACCGGAAGATCGGACCCATTGGGGTTCGTGAACCTCGAAGTATCGGCAACCGGCGAAGCTTGGGCAGCCTGAGTTGGCGGCTGGGTTGGTGTAACCGGTTCGGCTGGCTTAACCGCCGGCGCTACCGGCACAAACTTGTAGCCTAAAGCCCGCTGAACCTTCGGCGCAGTCGGCGTGACATCCAAGCCTTCCTCACCCATAAAAGACGTCACCGGCACGGCCGGACGCACTTGCGGCACAGTAGGAATCGCGGTTGCTCGAGGTGCCGTACCCGGAGGAACTTTTACCAGCTCGCCACGCTCAACTTGGGGCAGCGTGCTTGGAGCTTCAGGAGGCGGTTTGACTAACTCCGCCCGTTCAACCTGGGTCAGCTTATCCGGAGTTGGCTCAACTGGCGCTTGACCCGTGACAATCTCCTTTTGAAACTGAACACCGCTAGGCGGTTGCGCCGCTTTATCTTCGGCAGTAGCCGGTTCAGCATACGGAACCTTTTGTCCGGTATCCTGATCAATAACGTAACGCTGGCCGCCTTCTTCTGCCGGGCCGGTATAAATCTTGCTAGGCGCTTGCGGAGATATATCAGGCTGCGTGGCGGGAAGAGGCGGCACGTCGAGCCCTTCCTCGCCCATACCGCGAAATGTTCCACGCGAAACATTCGGTGGAGCAACCGGCACAAATCTGTACCCTAGCGATGGAACTTTTTCGGCGGGAGCAGAAACTTCCCCTTGATCGGTCGCTCCTTGATCGGTTGCTGCCTCCTCGGCTAGCGCAGTGTCCGTATCGCTGGTGGCTTCATCGGTTGTATCCTGTGCTGATTCTGGATCCGAATCCTCAGAATCGTCTTGCCCGTTTAACGCCGCGGCTGCGCGCCGTTTGCGGATCTCCTCAGCTACTGCCGAATCGGCCATATCAAGCCATCAGTTGATTCTGGGTCCGCGCGCGGGCAATCGCGTCGGCCAGTGCCGTATCTTGCGGCAACCCGCCAGTTGGCGGTTGTCCAAGGTCAAAACTTCCAGGAGTAGAGGGCGGCGTTAAAGCTGCCAGTTGCGGTGGCGGTTGCGCCGGAATTGCTGCTCCCCTCAATTGATCGGCTGCTCTGCTTTGAGCAATCGCATCGCCCAAATTCGCTGGCTGTTGCGCCTGAATCGGCTGCTGCGGTTGCGTAACATCAGCCAGCCCCTGCCCCTGGTCACCGGTATCGGCCTGGCTGGTCTTCTGGCCCGCCGGCGGCGCAGCTTTATCTTCAGGCAGCTTTTGCCCGACCTGATTGGTAGTTGGATCGATGAAAAAAGACTTGTACGGCAACGACCTGGCTTCCAGCTGGTTAACAGGCTTATAGGGATTGACTTCCGTGCCACCAGGTTGCCCGCTGGTGGGGTTGGCACTCGGAAATTTGTCGGTAAAAAGAGGTTGCTGCCCGGCTCTGACACTTGCCGCGTTATACCGGGAAAGCCAATAATTAGCCTGTTCCTTCGGCAGCGTCATAATCGGCTTCGGATTACCGGCAGCATCCAGAGTAGGAGAATTAATCGTGTAATTGCCGTCTTTGTCGCTAGTTGCATTCGCCAAATTCGGCGCAATCCTGGCATACGCTCCTTTGCCGTATTTCGCGTCAAAGTCAGCTTGGACATGCTGAAACTTGTCCGCATCCGGATCGGTCTCCGGATCGATCGACCCAGGCTCATACGCTGCCGCTTTCCCGGCTTTCCCCGCTGCTTTTCCAGCCGCCTGACCACCGCCACCCAGGTATTGCTGCCACCGGCTCGCGTTACCCCCACCGCCGCCTCCGCCACCGCCGCCCCCTCGACCGCCGCCTGCTGTACGCTGTTTGGCCAGAGCCCACTCTGAGGCAATCTTGGCCCGCTGCAACTGGTCGGCTAAATCCTGTTGGTTCTGCTCAGTGCGCATCGCGAGCTCGCCCGCTCCGCCAGTCTGTGGGGCTGAGCCAAAAGTCGGTGTCCCTGGCGCAATCACGTTTGGCGCACCCGTAGCCGGACTTACCCCCGGCGCAACCAGCCCAGCCCGTGGCGGCGTCTGCGTGTTCAAGATCGCATTAGCAGCCGCGTTCTGCCGATTCTGCTGGATAGTGTTCACGATCGCCTTAGCCAGATCGCCGCCAACGTTGCCAGTAGATGAGGTATCAATCCCGCCCCCTACCGCGCCTTTACCACGACCGCCGCCACCCCCTCTTGCTTGCGCAGGTTGACGCTGATACGGCAACCGAAGCCGTGGATACCAAGGGCGCGTAGCCTGAATTTTGGCTGGCATAACTAGTAGTACGAACCTCCTTTTTTCTTTCGGGGTATCTTCGCCCCGCTCCGGCGCGCCGTATCAAGGGCCGCTGCCACCGCCTGGGATTGTTTATGTCCAGCCTTTATCATCTCTTTTATGTTAGATGAGATTACCGATCGCGATGTTCCTTTTGCCAATGGCATAAATAGCATCTCCTTTATGTATTTTTCTCTGCCCCTCCCACTGCTCCACCCATTGCTCATTTGAAGTACCCTGATGCAGCACCTCCTATTGCGCCTATCCCGGCTCCGACCAAAGTACCTATTCCGGGTACCGCCGAGCCAGCGAGTGCCCCACTTGCCGCACCTCCTAAAGCGCCTATTCCGGCGCCCATCGCTCGTTGCCCCCCACTGGCGCCTTGTCCGCCGCCATAGGCTTGTCCCAGCCCGTACGCCTGCAGGTTTGCTTGGTTGATGTTATTGTACCAATTCCCGGCTAGCTGACTCATATCCAGCCCGTACTGCGGGAATGATGGCGCGCCGGCTCCGGTGTACTGCTGGCCCAGGCTCGAGGGATTATACTGCGGACCGCCTTGCCCCGCGGCCGCTGCCCGTTGCTCAGCCATGTTAAGGTAGCTCGCCCCGGCTTGATACGGCGTTTGGCCGCTCCCGAGATAACCGAGGGCTGCACCTTGGCTGGCCCGAAGTTGGTTTTGGCGTTGATTATAAAGACTCATTGCCACGTCGCCAAGCCCGAGCCCAGCGCCCAAATAACCTTGCTGCAGACCTAAAGCGCCCTGCAATTGTTGCTGCCGTTGGAGCAGGCGTTGTTCGCCAGCAGACCCTCGGGCCATGGTCTCAGCCACCAGTTGCGGCGTGCCGTACACGTTACCGCGCGCGATCTGGCCCGCTCTGGTACCCTGCTCAACCTCGCGCACCGTGCCGGGATCGAGCTGGCTCCCGAGCGCAGCCTGATCTTGCATTTGCTTAACGAACTGATCCACGCCGCCAGCCAACGAAACCCGTTGAGCGTAGCCTTGCGGGTCAACCTGTTTGTACATGTCCAGGTACGACTGAAAATCGGCTGCAGTCGGGTTCGATGTCTGGGCTAGTTGCGAGAGATAACTTTGCCCAAGACCCTGGCGCAACGCTTCACCCGTAGGATCAATCTGCTGCATCTGCTGCAGCGCGACACTCTCGGGCTGCGCTTGTCCTTGTCCGCCGATTTGCCCGGATGGTTGTTGCGCCCCAGCCTGGCCCCAGCCAATCGTGTTATTACGAAAGGCCGTCAGCAGATCGTCTGCTCCAATATCCTGACCGATAGTTACCTGCTGGCCATTAACCGTCATGGTTTTGCCAACATTTTGGCCATACCATTGCTGCCATTCGGGCAGACTGACACCGGCCGGTATCTGAGTTGCTGTTGTCGCCATATTTCCTCCTGTTTGAGCGCCGGAAGTACCGCCAGAAGTACCTGCTTGAGTGCCGCTAGATTGCCCAGTGCCGTAATAACTGGTCGCAGCCTTAGTCTGAGCCGTTCCGGCTGGCGTCTGGCCTGCAGCAGACCCTCGGCCTGAGCTCGAGTCGAAGGCCTTCTGCGCTTGGCTCTGAGCCGCAAGCTGTTGCATCGTCCAAAGCTGCTGCTGGCTGGGTAACGCCCAGCCCATCCCGGACTGAGCATATATCCTGGAATTAAGATATTGCGCATTTAAGCCCTGCTGATTTAAGGCGATTTGAGGCGGAGCGCTCAATTGCCCAGGGCCCTGAGATGTCCCAGGTGGAATTTGCGAAATTGTCTGCCAATCGCCTCGCGACTGCGTCTGGACCTCACCGGTAGAGGGACTATACCGGCCATTGACATAATTGCCGGCAGGCGTCTGAACCGGATACTGCATCCAATCGGTCGCTTGCGCTGTCGGCGGATCAGCCATTTCAAAAGTAGGTCTGAGGTTGGGTCAGCGTCGGTAATTGCGGGTTAGCTGGTCCGGTCAAACGCGGATTAGTCCCGGACCGGTCTACTGCTCCGGTCGATAACTGGGATGCAATCGTTGAGCCTTGGCTCCGTAAATCTCCCAAGGCAGGCAGACCAGTGGTTCCCGGCACGGTATAAGCCCCAGGCGCCCGGAAACTGAACGCCGTCGGATCTTGCCCGTAAAGCTGGCCTAAGCGGTCCGTAGCAGCTTTGAGCCGCATCTGGCGCTGGGCATACGCCATCGGATCAACGCGAGACTGAATATCCTGTTGAGCCTGCGCACCTTGAAGCGCACCTCGCGCCGCCAGCGCCTGTTGCGCCTGCATCTCAGCCGGCCCAAGGGCGCCGGTTGTTGCCAGATTCGCATATTGCTCAATAGGCTGGTTGGCGATACTCATCATCTCGCCGGCCCCGGCCGTACCAACCGCCGCCTGCGCCGCTTCCCCCGGGTGGATCACTTCAGGCTGTTGTCCACCACCTCCGCCGCCCACCTTAGTACCCTCCTTTACAGCAGAGTGTTTGCGGGATATCACACGCAAACACCCTTACTTGATCAAGCCCCACTAATATGGTGGGTTGTTTCAAACCCTCTGGCTTATGCATTTAATGTCACTCCTTTAGTAAATCTCCGAGATAATTTCATAAATTGGTTCCTCGTATACATTCTAGGCGTGCTCCACTCGGTTCGGTCTCCGCGATCCCAGAGCATAATTTCCGGCCAGCCCCAGCGCCGGGTTAAATCCTCGAGCAGCCAGCCGTGCATCTGCGGCCCATCGGCAATCAAAAGTTCGATCATACAAAAGGGCCCATCGGGCTCATGAACGAAGGGATCCATGAATTGCTCAAGCCGCCGAAAGAATTTTATGATGCATACACCCTGCGCCTTACCCCAGTCGTCGATTACGTAACCGATCGTGCCCCGATTCCAAAAATACGCAGTCCAATCACAAATCTGATCGAACCTCCACTTCTCGTGACACTTCGCCTTGCGAAATAACGGCTCAAGCGTTCGCATTACCTTGATGTACTCTTTTGCGTGCTTCACGTCGCCACCGATGGCATCGATGTAAAGGCTGCTACCTGAATCTGGAATAAGGTCCAATTGCCAGTCCCCTCCAAAAGAAATTGCAGCTCATTACAGATCCCGACACTGAGCAGCCCGATCGCTACGTTCTTGTAACCGTCGCTATCCAGATCAAACGGGAACCGCGGAATCGGTAAGGAAAGCAGGTAATTATTGGTTGGCGTATTGCGCTTGACCAACTCAATCATCCGATCCGCAATCACCGTGATGTCAACCGGGTCATTGCTTTCCAGAAACTGGAACCGGGCCGAGTGCGGCCGGATCTGGTTAATTTCAGAGCCAAACGTGAATGATCGGCTGCGCAGAAAGGATTTATAAACCTGTTGGGAGTTGTCGATATTCTGGTCGTAATACCGGCGCTCGAGCGGATAAGTAAACCGCGAAATAATCCCGTCCTTAGTCGCTACCAAGAGCACCGTATAATTGAGATCGGTCCGGTCACGGGCAAAATCGCGTACCGCCACATCTGCTTCCCCGATATCGAAACACCAGGTACCCTGCCATTTGTCGAGAGAGACTGAGTAAATCAGGCAAAAATTATTGTACGTAAAATTGTCCAGCGGCACGGAGAGCATATAAAGATCGTTCCAGAATGTCGCCCGCGCGTTATCGCAGGCGCTCCAGTTAATCCGATCGATATAACCTTGCACGTCCGCGCTGGCCGGCCGCCAGACCCCCTGCTGATCGCTGGCCGGTGCCTGGCTGCACCGGTAAACCCCGCGGCCAGTCTCCGACAAAAAGATTACATCGGTCTCGGTCTGCACGATTGAGCCATGACACCGGCAGCCAATCGTGCCGCTGACTCGATTAATCGCCCAATCCGGCACATTCAAACCGGGTCCGGTCTCGATCACATAGGTCGCCCCGTTTCTAAACGCTACAAGACGCTGAGTCTGCCAAAGGCATTGCCCAGTGATCTCATCACTCGCGATCGGGTCAATAGTTACTGAACCCGTCGCAACATCGAACACTTCCGGATTAAGCGCATCGCTGACAATCAGCGTGTTCTTGTACGTGTAGATTAAGCGTTCAACCGCCCAGATCGGATACTTGGCCGTTGGCCCGTTGGCTGGCAACACCACGCTGCCAAAGCCGGCGGCAACCGAATACTTGTTCAAGGTCGTGCCACTACTGAAATACAAAACGTCATTGGCCAGCGCTGAGTACACCTGCATCCCAGATGTGTAAGCCGGACCGCCGGTCAGGCTGGAGAGCACATTTGAGCGGTTATCGTACTTGTACCAAGAGGCAGCGTCATTAGCCAAAAAGACCCCGGTCCCAAGATGATGAATCGAATCCAGGCTGCCGGTCGGGCTGCTCTTTTTTAACCGGATGATACCGGGCCGCGGCCGATTGAGCCCGTCCCGTTGCGTCAGGCGGTTCTCGGCATCTTCGCTAGCCGTCCGGTCAATGGCACTGGGTGGCAGACTGTTGTTGACCCCCTGAATCGGTACACTTGCATCGAATTGGACCTCGTCATCGAGCTGGGAGTTGTAGAGCGGCATTTCTCACGGCCCCCCGAATGGGTTACTTGATGTTGCGTATCTTCCTTCATCAAGATAACTACTAGAATCATATATCACAGGAACGCACTGTTGCCTGAACTCGCTCTGGTGCTTCTCCACGTTTACCGCTGCCGCGATATGCCCCATTGCTTCCTGCTCACTGGCTTGCGCCTTCTGCACCTGCTGCAGCCGCCGGTAAAGAGCCGAGGTCGTGAAACTAATCAGCGCATCCCAGATATGACTGATCCGCGGAACGCTCATATCGTCGTTGAGGCTATCGGGCTTAAGCTTGACCTGGATCCGCACATAGATCGACGATCCAGCCGAAAAGGTTGGTGGCGGATAAAGGACAATCTGGGTAAACACCAGCTCGGTTAGCGCCGGCGGCATCTGCATCGCAACCGCGGAGGTTGGATGTTCGGCACTAATCGACAAAGGAGTCTCGGTGACATCCTTGGAAAGCGCGGTCACCAGTTTGTACGAGTTGACCGTGGAAATGCTCGCCGGGTTAACCGATTGATCCGGGTTAGTCGTTCCCTGGAGGATAAAAGATTCACTGATCGGGAAATCGTTGGCATCCCGGCCGGCGATATACACGTTAAATGGACTCTGTTCGCTCGAGGTGAACGTGAACCGGCCAGGGCTGAAATAGGGCCAAGCCAAGTTTTCAGCCCGGTAAAACCAGGGCGTATTGCCCGGTAATGTGAACGCTGGAAAATAAAACCGCTCGATCCAGTCCCGTTCCCGATAGGTCAACCGGACATAGTTCGTTCCATCATAGGATAGACTGCAAAAGATCACCTCCTCGGCGTCGTAAGGTAAAAAGAAAACACCGGCAAGCGTCGGATCGAGCACCCGGCCATCTAGGGTCCGCATCGCCTCGCGCCAGTTGTGCGCATCGTACAAGGTTGCATACTTGAGCCGGACGGCTTTCTTGGCGTAATCGAGCGCATCACTGGAAATATCGCCAGTGGTCTCGCAAGCAAACTCGGCTATGTCTTTTAAAGTCATGCTCCAGGTGGTGGGTGAGCCACAAAGTCGGCAATCACATCAGGCAATGCGGCGCTCGTGATCCCGTCAATCTCCACGTCGGTGATATTCTCGCCTTTACTCAATACGTTAGGATCGGTCGCCACATTCCACATAAAACTCACCACCGCCACGCTTGAATTTTTCCATGTCCAGTTGGCCCACCTTAATCGGTTGGCATGATCTGGCGCGCCTGCATCCTCGATCTTGATATAGCCCGCGCTTTTGACCACTGAGGTCTCCGTTCGTTGTTGCAGCCAAGGCTGACTGTATCTATAAGAGTAACTGAGTTCGTATTGATCTATTGCCATAAGATTTCTACCAGCCGGTGTCGGCGTCCCACATCCCTATAACCGATGGAGGCCCAGATGCACCTGCCGCGGTGGTCCAACTGACTGAAGTAATGCCAGTTGAGTCAACATTTGATCCTGTTACCGTCTGGTTAGCGCCCATTGTCTCTACATACACAGTGTTGGCAGCACCCGCATTTCCCCAAAACCGCATCGTTGGAGACTTAGCCATTCGTTTTGGGAAATAAACACCGCACCGGGCAATAGCTGCGCTGTAGATTACGTTGCCAATCAACTTGGTTGGGCCACTGGCCGGTAACGTCCCGTAGTCGCTCGACTTAGAATAATACCGCTGACAGGCCAACAGATTATCCTCAAACGGGCAATCGATCAGTGTCGAGCATTGATTTCCCGGTTCGTGTTGCACAAAGGCAATATCAAACGTGCTGGAAACCGGTTTGGAAGCGAAATTGTCCTGACCAAGTGCCGAGTTAAAGTTGCCGTTCTGCCACGTGTCATTGGCCGGGGCTGTAACAGTTGACCCGCCAGCTAGCGACACAGTTAATTGGTAACCTAATGAACCCGGCGCTGCCGTCCATGAGCCACCGGCTGCCCAGATCGGAATATTGGGCAACGTGATCAACGTCCAGGTATTGGCCGAAGGAATCGTGCAAAGTTTAGTTAATGATCTCGTCGATCCAGAGTCGCGAAGCCCGACCCCGAATTTCAGTCCGGAAACACTGGAGCGTACAAGTAGCGAGATCGAATGCACGTCAAATTGCAGCTCCCGAAATCTTGGGCCTTCCAGCAATGACCAGACCGCCATGTAATCATTCGCCCCAAGCGACGCTTGCGCTGTAGCAAGTGTTATTCGCAAAAAGCTACGACTAATCTGGAAATTAGTGCCGGGAACCACAAGCTCCGATCCGACTGCGCCCTGTTGCTGAGCGCTCCCGCCCCAGGTCCCAACTCCCCCGCCGCGCCAACGGTCGATAAAAAAACTCGAGCCGCCAATCACAACGCTGTTGCCGACATTTCTCTGGTCACATTCAAATGTCGGATTACTAATCGCGTTGAAGCTGCGTAGTCGCACGCTCCAGATGGTCGGCGTGATGTTCTGGGTCACACTGGCCGACACGCTGTCAATCAGTTGTTGTCCGGTAATCGTCGCATAAGTGCCGGCTCCTTTCAGTTCCAGCATTTGATCAGTCGGATCAAGGGTCGGGCTGGCTGGTTTGCTGCTAACAAAGGATGGCTGGATCACCGCCCCTGAGATAATCTGGTTGAGTTTTGAGGCAGTGATTTCCTTCTCGGCGTATACGAAGGTTTTTGAGGTTACGATATCAGGCATAAAGCTATAACGAGTAAACCAGCGAATCCAAATACACTTGCTGCGTTTGGGTTGGGTCAGCCCATACAAACGAACTAGCTCCCAGGAAATAAATCGTGCATACGCCGGTCGCCGCCACGCTCGCTATGTAACTAGCTACATCGCTTGGCGTCCCAGTCGCTTGCGCCCCGCCCAGTACGCAAGAACGCGTCATGGAAGGCTGCGCCCCAGCCGGGGCGGTAAACGCCGTGGTCCCAAGCGCGCTGTAGGCCGCCTGGATCATGCCGCGGAAATGGACCGTCGACACCGCGCCGTTAACCTCAACCCGGTACTGGGCTTGAGCCGGCGCCGTCCAACCAGTGCCAAGGCTTAGATTGGTCCACGTGCCGGGATTGGCGCTCGTGCCAGGAACACCCTGCGGCCCCTGTGAACCCGTAGCTCCGGCCGGTCCTTGAATTCCTTGCGGCCCAGTAGCGCCGGTATTTCCGATTGGACCTTGGGGTCCGGTTGGCCCTGGTACAGTGGAAGCCGCACCAGCTGGCCCAGTCGGGCCGGTTGCGCCGGTTGCCCCAGTTGTTCCCTGCGGGCCTTGCGAACCAGTCGCTCCAGTCGGCCCCGTTGGCCCAGGAACTGTCGAAGCGGCCCCCGCTGGCCCCTGCGGACCGGTAGGTCCAGTTGGCCCTGTCGGACCAGCCGGACCGGGTGGGCCCGGTGTGCCGCCACCGCTGCCGATCGCCGTCGAAAGATCGTCCCGCAGCCGATTGAGCTTTATAGCCGTGATCCCGCCTTCCCGGGCATCGGTAAAGGCGATCTTCGTATAGGCCGAGCTCATGGGTCAAAGCTGTTTCGCAAGATGTTTCAAATGGTTCAGCCCGCCCCAGGCGTCAATCAAGCTAATGGCCAGCTTGCATTTGTGTTCCCAATCGCGGTAACCCGGATCGCTGTTGGGGATAACCACGCAAGCAATGATCCGCTCAGCCGTGCCCCCGGTTTTCGGGTTATGGGAAAGCCCAAGGCATTTGGCCAATAACATCGAGCCTTCGCCGATCTGACCGCTCGGCCCGATGTCGCCCATGGCGAAATAAAAATTGTCGCCCGTCTTGGTATTGAGTGCCAACCCCACGTCGCCCAATTTGCAAAAACTTTCACCACCCGGGATCACATAAAACCCGTACCGCTCACTGTCGACGTATCGGTCCGGATGATTTTCCGGATACGTTGGGTCCACCAGTGCCGTCGTCGATATGTAATGGCCCGGAGCCGGGTGATACGCAGCTTGCACCACTGGAACACCCTGCCCGTCCGGCGGCGCATAAATTCCCCACCAGTTACCGGCGCTGCCGGCATTAGCCGTATAATCCAGCCCGCTGTTATCCGGTCCGTAGGCATGCGGCGAACCGTCCGCATTGACCGTCAAGCCCGCTTTCCATAAGACCGCGTTCTTATCGTCCTTATACAACATCACACTGCCAACGCTTTTAAACTTGGTCAGCTCAGACATTGTTTCGCCTTCTCTTTGGCCTGCTCTAAGGTCGCAAACCCGCTCCAGACATCGGTAGCGATCCCTTTGTCCCGGAACAATTGATAGGACCCATCACGCGGGTTGCGCATAATCCGGAACGAACCGCTTTCCCAGCAGGGCAGCTCAACGAACGTCGTTTCCTTCCAATTCATTGATTGAGCATTGATTTCCCGGTTCGTGTTGCACAAAGGCAATATCGAACGTGCTAGACACCGGTTTGGAAGCGATCAATCTCAAGCGCTCGATGATCTCCATCTGGCGCATCTCAACCCGGTTAAGCTGCTCCTTCATCGCCCGCAAAATCGACGCGGTTTCTTCGTCACTCATGGCTCCTTAGAAAGTTTGCGTTCGATGTCGTCCACGTTCTGGCTCAACTTGACCAGCATCCGGCGATTCTCCGCACTATCCATGTTACCTTGGGCAAAAGCCGCTCGGGCCTGAGCAACCCAGTCGTGCATCTCTTGCACCTGACGAACCACTTCGGCTTTAATCCGCTGCTCGCCTTCCCAGCTTACCCGTCTTGAAACCTCGATCTCGGTCTTGTTGCGATCCGCCGAATTCCATGTTGCAACCCAGTTGCCAAATCCACTAAATGCAATCAGCCCAACGGTAGCTAACTGTACCCAAGTATTGCCGCTGGAAGCCAAGGTCGAGAGCACCGTCAGTATCCCAACCGGCCCATTCTTGGCAGGAGCATCCATGCCCTTTAATTCATGGATCACCAGAGCTCAAAATCACGGAGCCGCCGTTTATCGGTCGCGCCGCACCACGTGAACCCATGACGAGTAAACACTTTCACAACATCGTCCAGTATCGCGCCACCCACCTGCTGACTCAGCCGCCAGGCTGCCCCGTACCAAAAGAGGCTGGGCTGATCCCCGTCGCCAAACGAATAACATTTGCAGAACTGGTTTAATCCATTAGCCTTCCGCGCCTCGGTCGTCCAACGGGCCGTAATCTCCTCGTATGTCTGCGCCAGCGGCCCGAATAACCGCCGGTTAACCCAGACCTTGGCAATGTATGCCTCAGGAAAGAACGTCAGCTGAAACATCTCGGGACTGCGCCATTTCTTAAGGTTGCGCGCCTCCCAGAGCACGGTCGGCCGCCCGTCCAACGCGATATCAAACGTGCCATAGAGCTTCTCCATCTCGTGCACGGAGGAATTAACCGGCGCCATTTCAACGAATCTCATCCGTAAATCCTTTTTATCTGCGCTTTGGTTCCCGCTTTCGATTTGAACCGGGAACCGTCCCGGATCTCTCGGCCGTAATAATGCTTAAGGATCTGGCCGTAAGCCTCGCGTTTTCGGCGCTCAGGCTCGGTCCCTTTTTTTGGCACGATGATATTCATGCGAACACTAAAAGGGCATCGGACGCCCCCTGGCTCCGGCCCGCAGCTTCGCCCCCATCGCCGCGATCCCCGCCATGTTTTTGCGCCGCTGCGGAGTAAGCCCAGGCGGGCCAGCTAGGCCACCCCCAAGGCCACCTCCATTCGCCGCAACCGGCGTCGGAGGCGTCCCTTGCTCACTCCCCGTCTCGGGCTCAGCCCCTTCTTCCTCCGGTGATTCGGAACCCTCCTCAGCCACCGGTTCGCCGTTAATCGAGTCAATCGACACCGTTGCCGTGTTGCCGGTAACAGACTGCACCTTTCCTTCGCAGCTGAAGCTTACGCTGTCGCCCTCCTCCGGCGGTACCCCGCCTTCAGAAAGCGCCGCCAAAGGCACATCCGAGGTAAACGTGCCCCCGGGTTTGCGGCTCACACCTATTGCTATTGTAGCCATGGATTATCCTTTACGTAATCTTTGTTTTAGTCTTAGTCATTCCGAACAGATGCTAAATCGTCGTAAGTAGCTGATAATCAACGACTTAGGTCGGAGTGTAAGCCGTTTTCGTCTGTAGGACTACCCCGTTCCAGGAACTTAAGCAAACACTGTTATAGAAAGTTTTCCATGCGTAGGTTACGAATTGATTGAAGGGATTAGCTGAATCAGCTTCGGTGATTGTGTTCACCTTGGGGGCGGGCGGGTTTTCGCCTTCCAGGTCAGGCACCGCGAACGCGTCCTTGCCGAACACTAGCGCGCCAATTACCGCCCCTCCGGCGACGTTGGTGCCTTCCACGTTCTGGTAGCTCGAGTTGGTTGTCCGCAGCACCTTGATCCCGAACAGCTTGCCAAGCTCGCCTTTCCAAATCTGTTCGGGTTTCTGGAACGCGCTCGCGTACGTCCACGCGCTGCCCTGTTCCTCAACCAGATCGCGTTCTTGCTCCGGTGAAACCACGGCACAGAAATAACCGTCATCGAACTCTTTGGCTTTATTGAGCCGCATTTCGGTACACACATCGATCAGGTCATCCGTACTGAATCGGCCTTGCTGCGCAGTGAGCGCGTTAAGCGTAGTGAAATCGGTGGCCGTGCCAGCGTAGCGCTTGGTAAACTTGGTCGGTTCCTCAGTCGTACCGTTGATACAGGCTTCCCGAATAAGCGTGTCGCACCAAAGCGCGGCTTCCTCACCGAACTTGGTCATCAGGCTGTCGCCCGTATCCAAAAACTCAGTCTCATCGACAATATCGGAGACCTGCGCGTACCCGCCGTACTGCTGCAACGTGCGCGTGATAAACTCGAAAACGAGCTTGTACGGCGCATTAGAAGGCGGCGTGCCTTCGGTTAACGTGATGACATTGGCAACGGAGGCGACCGGCGGCCGGAAAAACCGGATAGTTTTAGAGCCTTGGCCTTGTGGGATAGCGGCTTTATAGGCCGGATCGTAAAGCTGTAACTGATTGATCTGGTGAGTCAGTAATTGCTTAGCGAAATAAATGCGGTACTCGGACGCTTTATCGGTCGTTGTAACCGCTCCATAAACAGGAGGAGGCATAGAAGTTGAAGATTAATGAGCATTAGAACCACGGCACTCCATCGCGCTGAGCGCCTCGTCGTAAGTGTTTACGCATGTCAGCGACCGAAAGCTTGGAGAAATCATTGATCGATTCCACCCTGTTCCCGCTCCCGATCCTGGCCGGCGCACCGCCGCCGATTGAAGTCAAAGAGGTGTAGCGCTGCAGTTCAGTTTTAAGTTTGGAATTCTCTGTCTGGAGCGACTTGTAATCTCCTTCTAGTAATTCCATTTTCGCCCGGTGATATGCGGCCACGATACCCCTGGGATGTTGCCGATAGATGTTTCCATCTTGGCTTCCCATAATCTCGCGCAACTTGGCGTCTAACCTGGTCCCATCGCGCATAAACTCAGGGTCAGTCTGCGCAAGCTCGCGCTCGGCACTTTCCCACTGAGCCTGATGCTCCGGGGTTCCCATCGGCGGCAATTCCAGCGTCCGGCTCTGCCTTTCGGCTTGCGCCTCGGCTTCCATCGCCGCGATCTCCCTATCCGCTTTCTCGACGAGCTCGAAGTTGCCTTCTTGCTCCCATTGGGTGCGGTATTTTTTGAGATCGTTTAGGGTGTAATCGCGTTTGGGTTTTGCCGCTTCAGCTGCCGCTCGCTCTTTTTGAGCAAACTGGCTTTCCCGTTGCGCTAAAACCGCTTCGCGTCTGGCTATTTCGGCCCGTTGCCGTTTGGTCCGTTCGTACCGACTCAGGGCTTCCTTGGGCTTTTGGCCGTTGGTGGGCTCTTTCGCCGGACGGGTATCGGTGCCTACAGAAGGACGGTCGCTTTCAGCTTGTTCCCCCTGACTCTCACCAAATGATTGACTCGGCTCTTGAGTTGAGGTTTCGGCTGATTGCTCCAGCTCTTCTGGCATATCTCTAGCGGGTTTTATCCGATCGCGCCACGGCCACCGAGCCATCTCCAGTCATCGGATCGCCTGGAAGGCGCCTGACTAGCCGCGGGTTGCTCATTGTCTTCCAGGGCTTCAAACCCGCTCTCCTCCAAGGGGAAAACTCGTAGCCGATGAAGCAATGCTAACATGTCCTGGGCTCCTCGGGCTTCCGCGTTCGCGCTCACCGAATTTCGGTAAACGACATTAAATGTTTTGGAGGCAACGATTTGCCGCAAGAATTCAAAAAGCTTTATACCACAACTTGAGCGACAGAAAAGATCAAATGCATCGCGCTCAGCCGGTGTCCATTGCACCGCGCGGATAATCGGCCGGCTCAAAATCACTCGCAGATACCATTTCAGGATTGGATTCATGAGCTATTTTCACAGATTTCAAAATTTTCAAAGTCTTCCATGGCGACTAGGTCTTCGACTTGGTCAGGATAGAGCACCCGATAGCAGAAACGGGGTTCTAATCCTTCTGGCTCTACCATTTCCAGACCAATAATTTCGGCCGGTTCCCCCCTGCGAAAAGCTGCCCAATGAGTGTTAATTAGGTTCATACCTTCATCCCATTGGCAGGCTGCCGTTCCCGGTCGGCATCGGCGGGCCGCCAGCTGGCGCCCCAGCCGCCTGCTGCTGAGCAGCTTGCTGAGCCTGTATCGCTTTCATCGTCTGCTGCATTTTTTGGATGAACGGCGCAATCTGTTGCGCGTACTCCTTCCAGTGCTGCGGATCGATATGCATTTGCATTTGCATATGCTGTATGAATATCTGCTTAAGAATCGAGTTCATGCTTTTTCAACCCATCGGCAGGTTGCCGTTCCCAGTTGGCATTAACGGCCCGGCGCCAGCTGGCATCCCAGGCTGGGGCGGCATTGGCGGACCGGCTGCTGCGGGCACGGCACCGCCGCTTGGCATTCCCGGCGGCATTCCCGGCGGCCCAGGAGGCATCCCAGGAGGTGGCCCGCCACGTAAATTTGCCATCGCCCCAGCCGCCTGCTGTTGAGCAGCCAGCTGTTGTTGCATCGCTTTCATGGTCTGCTGCACCTTAGCGATAAACGGCTGAATCTGAGCCGCGTGCCCTTTCCAGTATTGCGGATCGCTCTTAGCCGCCTGGATATGCATCTGCATGTGTTGCATGAAGGTCTGCATCAATGGCGGCGGGATCGGACGCTGATTCTGTTGACTCCAGCCGATAAAGCCGTCCTCAATCTGCAGATGAACCAAATGATCGTCCGGCGGCTTAACCTGAGGCAGAAATCCATCGAACATCAGCGAATTTTCAATCGCCTGTTGTTCCTGCTGATCCGCCGCAATGTCCTGCGGTTCCTGGTAAAGTTCCTTGATCCATTGCGCGTCCATGAGCTCAATAATCTTCTTATCGACCTCCGGAGTGACGATCCAGGGTGAGCCCTGGCTCAGTTGCCTTAGCTGCATCAGCTTCTGGATCTCGCGCTCACGCGAATACCCGTCAACTGAACCATTCGGACGCAGCACGTACTTGTTATCAAAAGCCGCATCATCCAAGCTCAAACGCTGGTTGCGCCAGAAATAATCCAGGCTCGCGTTGTCGTACTGCTTGAGCAGACCCCAGGCTTGCTCGAAAATCCGCGTCATCGCGCCCTTTAAAATCCGTGCCCGCAGATCGTTACTCTGCTGCATGACGTTAGTGATGACATTTGTCTCAGTCGCCGTCTTATTGCCCTGCGGCTGATCGGAGCCGCCCACACCGAAGTCAGGAATCCCCACTCGCTGCTCGGCCATCGAGCGGTTGCTTTGGATTTCTTCATCGAAAGATACCGGCGGGCCGGGCTGCTGCACAAGCTGGAGCGCCGAATCATAAACCGCTCCCGGCTCCCACCGAATATTTTGCGCATTAATCGATCCGCCCTGGGAACTGAGCACGGGCCGGTTAGCAATCGACATGAAATCCAGTTTCTCGTTCCAGGTCTTGCACGCACTAGCCTCATACATTTGCACCAGCTCACACACCCCGCGGCTCGAGTAGAACCCGCCATCGGTCAACTCGTACGGAATCAGCGTCAATGGCACCTCTTTATGCTCGTAGGGTAACCCGAAATCGCCCCTGGCCGGCTCATCGGGCTGCAACGGGCTAAACGTCTTGACCTTAATCTGGCCATCGGTCTCCCGGATGTAAACCTCCCATAACACGATCAAATCTTTCAGCCGCGAATACGAAAGTCCCTCAGCCGTGTACCGGGACCGCTCGTATTTCTTGTCCGGTTTACCCTCACCCGTAATCGAGTCAACGTAAGTCTCGTCGGTGTTAAATCCTTTGCTCTCGGCATCGCGCAGATATTCCTCGCGTGAATATTGCATCACGTGCACGACCCGATCCGCTTTTTGAAAATCAAAGGTCGCCCAGGGCGGCATGATGATGAAATAAGGATGAATCGACGCAAAGGCCAGTTTCTGGGCCACCGCGTCCCAGTAGGTCTTAATCACCCCCAAGCCGTTCTGGAGACAACTGTCAATCCCGCAGATCGCCTGCTCGCTAAAGTTGGATACTTCCCTGACCTTGTAATCAAACCATTGCGCCACCGCATCGATATAACTATCGCCCTGATCCTGGAGGCTGTAGAACGCCGCCAGGAGTTCAGGCCCAAAGATCCAGACCACGTAGTAAGGCTTAAGCTTGCCCACGATCGTATCCGCAATCGGGACATGAACATTGGCCGCTCCCGGCCAGGGCCGATTGGCCCGACCAACCCCTTGGCCACGCATGCGCGCCCAGAGAATCTGGCGCGCTTCCCATTTGGACCGGTCCTCTAGATCATCCTGGATCTCGCCGTAAAGTTCAGAGTTATCTTCCGGCATTACAGTAAACGCCCATTCATTTCGTCCAGAATATCAACAATCCGTTCCATACAAGCGATCTCGTAAGCCATCTTTTGCGGGCTCATTTTATCCTCGCTAACCAACCGAGGATATACCCGGTGCCGATAAGAAAGCTCACGCCGGGCGCACTGTAACAAGGCTTCAATCGAGATGTCTTCAGTGTTCAATGGATCCGCGGCGTCTCGCATCGTTTAAAAAAATGTCAGCCAGTCACCGTGTCGCCAGTGCGGATAATCAAGCGATCACTGCCGCGCGGGGTTGCGATCACCTCGCATTTCCAGGCGGAGCTCGGCAGCTCATGAACCGGCTGAAGCACTAGGTCGCCGCCTACAGTCAACGGCGTACTCGTCAGTATCCCGGCCGTGCTCGCGACCCGTAAGTTAATCGTGCCGTACCAGCCAGTATTAAAATTATTGCGCGCTACAGTGGTTGAGATTGGCATTTAAGGTTCCTCCAGAATTCAAGGTCCTCCAGAATTCTATCTTCTCATAAATCTGGCGTGCTCGAGCTGGCGTAATACCGTTTTTATTGCCAATAGCAATAAAAGTTAAACCCTTTTGACGATCTTCATAAATCGCCTGATTGCGTTCACTTTTCTGCTTCTCTGGCCGCGTTCTTCCCATCACAGTTGGGTCAGGGTTAAAACCGTCGAAGCCGTATCAGCATTAAGCGTGAAAACGGCATTCCTTGGAATCTTTTTAAACGTGATCGAATCATTGACCGCCAGACACACATTATTCACGTCTGCGACCGTCGCCGGTTTAGTTACGTCAAAACTGACCCACGCTTTTCCAGGGCCGAGATTCTTCATATAGATTTCTCCGCCGTCGATCCCCGAGTATGAGCACGTACACAGATCATTTAAGGCCAGTGTGATCGTGCGATGCACCCGGATAGTAATCGACTGAGGCATAAATCATTGAACAATCGTGCTAGGCGCAACCTGACGCGCCTCGAACCGGCAGAATATTGCCGGTTGACCGGTAGTCACCGCCGGCCATTGGGCGATAATCATGTTCTCTTTAGCCCAGCTGTAGACCGGCGTGGCCGCCAAATCCGCGCTGCGCACCCCAAACACGCTCGTAAAAAGGGCATCGATCGTTACCGTGGAAGCGATCACCGTACCGGGCGTCGGTGCGGCCAAAGGTTCAACTGCTTGTTGTCCGTTGCTCATACTTTATGGGTAATGGTTGAGGGCGATATCGGGCGCGCCGAGAGATAAATATCGACAATTGTTTGTGCCTGTGGATCGGCAATCCCGGCGAGCTGCCAATTCACCTGCCACCGGTCAGCGTACATCCGGATAAAACGTGGCGGCTTTCCGGGATCAATCAGCTCGTCGCTGAAATTGTACGAATTGGTTAAAAGATCCCGGAGCGTTGAATCCCAGGTGAGTTCCTGCGGGGGCTGGGTTCCGTTCACAACATTTTGTTGTACTCAAGATGAAAGCTTTACGCAACCTATTGTTTGGGCGATCGCCGCGAAGAACGGGTAGGCTTGCTGCGGAACGACGGCGTTACCGAGGGCATTAAGGCGGTGTGATCGATTGGGAATCCCATGAGCCACTCGACCCACTGCGGGTTCAACGACCCATTGATTTCTTTTGGGGTAAACATCTTCTTTAGTGCCGCCCGCGCTCCTGCTCCGCCCCATTTGCACATCGCCTGACCGCCCGTATTGGTCATTGCCGTTGGTGTCGGTATCATTACTTGGGCCGATAACTTCGGTTCTCCCCGGCTGTTGATCTTCCCATTGAGCCGGTCCATTGCATCGTCGGCGACCGGCGTTTGCCACAATGAACACTCGTTGTCGTCGGTGCTTAGCGCCAACGGCGTTAGCTGGAACGCTGAACATTCGAACTTGGTATCCAAACGATTCCAGACGTAGCAGAACTCCTCCGAATTCGTCCAGGCTGAGGATTCCAGGAGGATTTTCGAAAATAACCCAAGTGGGCTGGACGTCTCGAACAACATCGAGAGCTGCTGGCCAGAGCCAACGGTTATCCGCCGTGCCTCGTCGCTTCCCGGCAAGGGAACTAGGCTGGCAAGGTACGCCGGCCGAGAGGACATCAACTCGTCCTCGAAGCCCGGAAAAATCGGCTGTTCGGATGTCTCCATAATTCGGTACGGTGGGCCAGCGCTCATTTAGCAGCCGGCAGCAGTACGGTTTAACCTCCGCGAACCCAACCGTCTCGAACCCGGCCCACTCGGCTGCTAGGTGAAAACCGCCGATCCCAGTAAAGAGGTCAAGATGAGTCAATCGCCAGTCCACGCGCCAAGCCCTTCCAGCTGCCGTTGCAACCCGGGATCGCGCAGCTTGCCATTATCAAATCCTTCATAGGCGTCCTCCAACCGCTCCCACGGATCATGTTTTTTGCCGACGTAAACACTGAAATTCATCACTCCGTGCGAAAAGGCGCCTATGACGCTATCGGCTCTGTCGGGCGATTTGACGCCCCGAGCCGCCATGTCCGCCTTCTTCTCTATCCCCAGTCGTCCGCGCGCGTCCAGGGTGCTTTTCCGGCTCGTTAATTGCCCAATTAGAGTCGGGTCGTTCAACAAAACGAGCTCACCACGCGAAATGCGCTGACTGAACGAATGCCAAACCTCGGCTCCTCTGGAGACATAATGGTCCTCGTCAGTCGGCTTGCCACCGAAACTGAACCGATTGATCGGCCACCCGGCGTCCCGGAGCATATCACACATCGGAAGCCCCAGGCCGCCTGCATCACCCCAGATCTGTTCGGGTCGCAACCCAGCTTTCCTGAACTCCATAATGAACCGACCCACGATCGAGATAGCGTTGGTGTCATGCCAACCAACCAGATCCATCAACTTGTTCCCAGTCCGGATCGCAAGCACGTTCTCGTCACGGCCCATCGCGAAATCGCAGAACGCCGCATACTCGTGCCGACTGATCTTAGCGCCAGGCGGATTATGGATCATCGCCATCAACGCCTGGAATGGCACGATAAAGGATTCGCCCTCGGCCAAGTCCATGAATTCGCCGTAAATACTCGAGCGGACCAGCGGATGATTCTCACCGTAAGTCTCAAGCATATCGGCAATCTTCTCAGCCGGGATATGCGGGCATTGCTCCAGGGAAATCTCAAAACAGATATGGTTCTGCCGGTTTAGGCTGAACGCGTCGAAGAACGTGCCACCGCGCAGCCCGGGGCTGCTGATTAGGAGCAGGACGGCGTAGCCACAGCGGTCAATCGCCTCGAAGATCGGTGCCTCAATCGACTTGGCTTCGTCGACAATCATTAAGAGCGGCGCACCCTTAGCGCCGTGGTGACCTTCAACCCGCTGGCTCTCGTCGGTGGTAAAAGCCACCAACTGGCCACCTTGCGGCGTGCGGATCTCGCGTTGCAGAAATGTCCAGTGCTTAAGGTGCGGATCCCGGTACTCGAACAAGGCTCGCATGAGCTGGCTATCAAGCTGCCTGGAATCAGCGCTCATCAGGACAACTTTGCTTTTTGGGTAACGGTCAAGCCAGCGGCAGATAGCTAGCGGAATAACGATCGAGCTTTTGCCTGAGCCGTTTGGGGTACGTACGGCGATGCGGACCCGATCGTATTGGCTGCCCTGGTCAACGGCCTCACCGATCTCGGCCTGCCACCGGTAGAGCTCGCGCCGCAAAACTGTGTGTGCGAATAACAGCGGCGAATCGCGCAATCCTTTAGCAAGTTTCATGATACCTTTCGGTTCAGGCTCCGATCATCGCGTTTGACCGGAGCCCTCTCCTTGGCCTAGGCTACGTTTGCTCAACCTGGTTTTCTCTCGCGCTTTGGCTTAATGCGCTTCATTTTCTCTGAGCTCTTCGATTTCCTTAAATGCCGCTACCAGCGACGCTAGCAAAGTATCCTGATCGCGCTTAAGCTGTTCAATCTCAGCATCTTTTAGCCTGATCATCTCGGCGTAAGCGCGAAGCATTTCAGCATCATCAACTATCGGTGTTACCTCACTCACTTGGCAGCATGGCGCAGTTCGGCGATAAGGTGAGCGTAATCAGGAGGCTCTACCGGATTCTGTTCAGGGGATAGCGCATCAGCCGCGCGGGTGAGTAGGGACTCATAGCGCGTGCGCCGAATCGCTAAGGCGGCAATATCTTGCTTAGCCGTCCACAGATCCTCTTTAAGCCGCGCAATTTCATCCATCGCTTCACTGTAGGCTTGGTCCTGAATATTCATTTGGGTGCCTTTAGTTTCACCAAGCTGCATAAGGCGCCGTTCGCGGTGGTCGAGAGTTTCAGGAGTGCTCATAGTGGCAAGAGCGCTAGCGCCTCCTGGTAGGATTTCTCCAAGGCGCGCAGTGCTGCGGGGCCTTCACTTTCTGCGATCGCCCGCACGGTGACCAGGCCGCCCTCGATCGACTCGAGGATCTCCGAGCGGCTAGCCGGGCGACCTTCCTTAAACCAGATGGTCTGTTCGGGCGGCCCGAGCTGAAAAAGGTAGCCGCCCATCTGATCGGAGACCGGCCAATAGTTTTTGGTGACCCAGAGCAAGGTGACGCCGGGGTTGCGATCCAGGGGGATCCCGTCGGCTTTTTGGACCCCATCGGGCAGGTCCCGGGTGCGCCGGTGCATCCTTGGGCTAGCCAGGAACGGGCACGCCTGGGCCGCGAAGATCGCGCAATCCTTGTGACTAGGCGGCTCCGAACTGATCTTGTTCAGGGCGCACATCGGCCCGATCACGAACACCAGGTACCGGCCGAGCTGCTGGCCGCATACCCAACATTTTCTTTTATGGTAAGCTTCCTCGCGCTTCCCTGGCCCGACGGCGCGGAACTCGGGTTTGCCGTCCACCCAGGCGACGAACCACGGCACGGGCCGGCCGTGCTCATCAAGTGGGAGCTGGGAAACACGTGAAGGGAGCTCAAGTGTGTGGTTGGGTTGTTGCTGATTCATGTTCGGTTCTTGAGCAGTTCCAGTTCACGTTCTAGTTCGGCGATCCGCTGCCTGGCGCGGCCGAGCTCTTCATCCTCCGCCGCGGCGCTCTCGGGCACGTGCTCGCCCCATTTGTCCTTAGTAGCTTCGATAAACTGTTAGTATTGCGTTATTTTGTATCTCCGTTGCCGTCACTTAATTGCGGCCGGTATTTCTGGAACATCCCGGCCACGGTGTCCCGGATCGGGTTAGCCTCTTTCTCGATCGCCTTAGCCTCTTTGCTGTCGATATGGATCGATAAATTGTTCTGGCTGTACGAGTTGTTAAAGGACAACTGGATCTCTGGCTTAGCGAATTGGGTGGGATATTTGCGCTCGAGCATCCAGGCTGCGCCGCACCAGTTTCCGGTGCCGTCCCAGATCCTTTTGCGGTAGGGCATCTCACGAGCAATTTCGGCTTTTCTAATCGCCGGACAGAAGGTTCCAGCGCGGGCCCGTTGAATAGTTTTAGAGCTAATGCCTGTGAAGAGAGCGACTTGCGCATCGGTGAACGCGAGCCAGAAGAGCTCGGCGATTTTTTCGATGAGAGCTGGGGTAAGCTTAGGAGGTCTGCCGATGCGAGGCATTTAGTGCGCTTCTGAGTTTATGTTGGAGTTCGCGTTGGGTCCAGGGAGGTTGGCAACGTTGGTTGTAGGACAGGAGGAAGGGCCAAGCTTGATCGAAGGAGAGAGCGAAATCGTTGGTGAGGATTCTGGCGACCCGGAAAGTCTGGTTATGGCCGCCTTGGCCTGAGACAGCTGGCTCGATTTTGGCCAGATAAGCGTGGATTTGTTTAGTAGATTTTCGGCTCATTTTTTTTCGTTTCACAACTCCTCTCTCTAAAGAGAGAGATATAAGAGGGGAAAAGAATCCTGAAAGAAGACCCTACTTATGGAGGAGTCCCAATCTGAAGAGCCTCCTCTGTAAGGGTCACTTTTTTCAGGGATGATTCTCCTCGTGGGAAGGGTTGGGATGGCAGCCATTTTTGCGAAATGGGGTTGAAACGAAGCGCTGAAACGAAGTACATGGATATGATAACGAGAGTAGTATTTGGTGAAATGGAGTAGTGTTATTTCCTTGGAGAAGTGTGAAACGAGCGTGGAACGAAATTGGGTTAATGCATGACAACGAAGCTTCAAAATTGGTTAAAGCCGTGCAACGAAACTTTTATTTATCGCCTGGCAAATGAACGCATTCATAAGCGCGGCCTTTTTTTCGGATTAGTTTTCGATCGAGTATTCGTTTAGCGGCTCGCGATACTGTGGCGATGGAGCAACCGAGCTCAACGGAGATAGCTGTTGCGGTATCGATGCCGAGCTTGATGAGATCGTAGACTTGGTCGTCGAAGCTTTTTTCCTCGCAATGGATATCGACCGAGCCGTTCTGATCGGTCTTAAAAGTCCATTCGCGAGAGGGTTCGTAGATATCGCCGGAACGTTGTTTGGTGAAGGTGGTAGAGAATCGGGCTTCATTTTGAGCATCATCTTTACCGATGATGGCTTCGACCTTAATGACCCATGCGGCGGAGTCCTCGCGTTTGGAGGTGCCGCGCATCGTGCCGGAACGGGATGCGTGATGGACGATGATGACGGTGATGCCCATGCGGCGGAGTTCGAGGAGCCAGGGCAAGACTTTCTCCCATTCTTCGGAGTCGTTTTCGAGCATGCCGCTGAACAGGCAGGAGAGATTATCGATGATAAGAAGCTGAGTATGATTTTCTAGGCAGAGGAGTAGCAGGGCGTCTTGAGTAATTTTGCTAGCGAGGTTGAGGCTGCCGAGGCCTTGATCGAAGAAATGCTCGTGATGAAGGATGGAGAGATTTTTGCGGGGTGGATCCAGGAGGCCGATGACGCGGTCTTTAAAATCGGCGAGTGGCATTTCGCCATCGATCCATAAGACATTCCAGGCGCGATTTATGATCCAGTCGATCAAAGGAACGCCCTTGGCCGCGTAACAGGCTATTGAACCGACCAGCCAGGTTTTACCGCAACCGCGATCGCCAAAGATGAAGCCTAGATCGCCGGCTTTGCACCAGCCGCCCAGAAGCTGGGAGCGTAGAGGGACATCCATCTCTGAGAGCTCGATGCTGGAGATAAGGCCCTTACGCATCCGTTCGAAGAGATCAACGACATCTTGGTCGCGTTCTTCGATTAAGGGTTTGACCCATTCTGGGGGCCAGATGATCTGATCGAACTCGATTTCTTTTACCGGGATGTCGTTAACGACCCGGTATAGGGCGCCGCTTGGATGAGTGCCGGCAATAACGGTTTGGGCGCCGCCGCCGCCGCGCCATTCGCCGATATGTTCATCGCCTGGGTGTTCCAGTCGGCAGATTTTTTCGGGATAAGGACCTTTGATCCGGAAGAAAAAATGGCGGCCGCGTAAGCCAACGGTTTGGAGCGTAGAGTTGACCAGAGGCAGATTGAGTGAATAGAAACGTTTGACTGCGGCGTCTGAATCCAGGTCGATATCGATGAGATGATTGCTGGCTGGGCCTAAGAGAATGCCAATATTGCCGGCTTGTTCGAGCAGCGTCCGGTATTCGGGTTTTTGGGTATCTTGGAACGTTAATTTCTGCCAACCGTTAATCTTTGGCCCTTTTTGGGCTTTAGGAATTGGCAGAAGCACGCCGTTTGGTCCGAAAAGTTCAGTTGCCACTTGGAAGGGTCCATTTCCGGTCATCGTATTTTTACATTCTTCTCTCGAAAGACGCGTCCGTACCCCGTCACCTTTTAGAGCGCTTTTATTTTTGAGCACACACGGGATCGCGAACGCGCTTTTCGAAAGAAGGGCGTTTGCTCTTAAAAGGTGGAAGCCAACTTAGCACTCAGTGCCAACTGAAGGCGAGTGTTTTAGAAGCGTTTTTTGTGGTGGAATTCGTTACTAGGGACAAAGCCTCTGAAGAGGTTGCGATAAAAAGAAACGCAGGCGGTGGTTGATCGTTCATGAGAAAAGAGGCAAGGAAACTGTCTGCTTTAGCTGGCAGAGGAATTACCGATCGTATATCCTGGAGACAAGGCACCCTGAATACTCAGGGGTAAAACGGTTTGTTCTTTGAGAAGTCGAAGTAGAAGGTTCCCTCGCTACACTGTGAGGGGTAAAACTTCGAAGGTGCGCGTAAGCGTATAAACTTCGCTCTCGGGAAAGCCTGAGAGGGCCGCAGTCAATCGGCCACACGTTTAGGAACTGTTTGAAATCGATGCACATAGGTCGGTCTAGGTTTACTTACAAGCCGCCTGTTTCAGCTGGCGGTAGTTGACGCTTGCCCTGAGCTTGTCGAATGGGCTAGAGTCAAAGCCGTAATCGTTGGTTAAAACTTGTTTTGTGCATACGAACCGGGCTGCTGAGTGGCAGTCCGGTTTTGCTTTCGAGCTCTAGGACAAACCGAAGGACTTCTAAGTCAGCCGGGCGTCCGGCGTGGGATCGAACCACATTCGTCTCTGGGCCTAGGAATCCCATCGACAGCACCATGCCATACCGGACGTTCTTTACCAATGGACCATCAATAACCTGGGATCCTACATCGGTGCCACCGGCTCATTTGTGCCGTTTGACTCACAATCGCTCTCGTATTCTTTTGCCCTCGCCGTCACGCGCGACTTCTGGGCCTTGCAGGACCCGGCGCATCGCCTTAAGCAGTCGAAGGGCCGTATGCAGAAGCCAACCCAAGTAAATCAGCAGACCGGCAACGGCGATAGAGAGCGCGCCTAGGATAAAGAGCAAAAGGTCTTTCAAGCGCGTCCAATCTCGCGTAAGCCTAGTTCATGTTCCAAAATGCGGCTGGCTGCTTCTTTGCCGGGCCCGGCGCAGCCGGTAAGCCAGCCGGATTAGTTCTTCCTCCTCCAAGACAGCTAAGAGCTCAGTGAGGATCGTTGGGTCATTTTGTTTTTGCATAAAAAAGCTTTCATTTCTCGTCATAAATTGGGAGCCGCATTCCTTCCTTCCAATAAGTCCAAAGCCAATTTTTAATTGCCCGGATGCCGATCTCGGCACTTCTCCATATTTGCACCTCGGTGCCAGCGCGCAGGAACTTTTTGAACATCTCACTTTGGTCTGGTGAGAGCTTAGCGCCATCCAATTTCATCTCGCCCAGCAACGCCCGGGCGTCCCGGTAGATACGAAAATCGGGCATTCCTTTGCGGTTGGTCGTTTTGCGATCCGTGCGCGACCAATCGAATGTCAGTTTGCCGTCTTCCTCCTGAAGCATGAGCCAATTGACTAATGTCTTTTGTTCGGTGCGCTCCAGGCGGAGTAGATATTTGGCTCTAGCTTCCTCGCTGGTTAGAGCGGCATTGGGGTGCCCGATCGCGGCTGCCAGGACCTGGCGGTCCTCTGGCGCCATAAGGCGTTTAAAATTATCGGGCAAACTATTTGGATCGGCGCCCATCGTAGACTCACTTCTTGGTTTCGCGTTTCTGGATGGTTACTTTAAGCGGCAAGTCCGCCTGCGCGGTATTGAAGGATTGCTCGATCTCATCTTTGACCCGGTGACTGAAAGTGATCACAGTTTTAACCATGCGCTGGCTCCCATCGTAGCTAAGCCGGTGGGCTAAGGAAATTTTGATATCGGCATCATCATCGCGATAGGTCTGGATATCGGCCCAGTGATCCCGCAGCAGACTGCTGGTTTCTTCAGAGATTAGCTCGATTAACTGTTCGGATTCATCCTGAGCTTGTCGAATGGGTTCGGTAGTCATAGCTGCTGGTGTTCTTAAAGGAAAGCGGGCTCGCTCATCGCGCATGGGTTTCTTGTCAGCAGTGGCTCGCTCACGCTCTTTAGTTTTCTCCTCATTCCTGGCTCGCTCCTTGATTTTGGGTTTCTCAATCTAGATGGCTCGCTCTTGTCCTCTGGGTTTCTCCGGTACTCTGGCTCGCTCTTCAGCAATGGGTTTCTCGAGCGCCTTGGCTCGCTCCGCCACCTTGGTTTTCTCAAATGAGCTGGCTCGCTCAACGTTTCTGGGTTGGACATTCGACCGAGGACATTCGGCTGAGCTCAGTCGAAGCCCTAGAGTCGAGGTCCTCGCATCAGATGGCTCGCTCGATGTTCCTGGGTTGCCCTCGACCTCTAGCTCGGGCCGAAGGTCTCTTGAAACGTGGCTCGCTCCCCAGATCTGGTTTTCTTATCAACCGTGGCTCGCTCACCGGCTATGGGTTTCTCTTTTGTAATGGCTCGCTCACTCTTTGCGGGTTGCCCTCGACCTCTAGCTCGGGCCGAAGGTCTCTTGGCTTGTGACTCGCTCGTGGCGCTTGGGTTTCTTATGATATATGGCTCGCTCGTTTGCTATGGTTTTCTCCCCTTTTATGGCTAAATTATATGTTCCTTAGAATGCCCTCCTACTACAAAAATATAAGGATCTGTCACCGGCAACCCTTTCGCCTCACGCCCCTTAATCCAATAATGCGCTAGAAATAATTTGATCGTGCGCCGCTTAGCCCTGGCGTGCAGATGCCCATCACTCAATTTGCCTTGTTCTAACCGTTTCCTGGTTACCGTGTCCGGCTTGAATTTTTTATTAGTTAACTCTAGAGCAGCAACTTTGGCATATTGACCGTTCTCATTCCGGCTGACCTCGTCGGTTTTGAACCCGATATACAATTTGCCATAGAGCGCCCCTTCCTTGCCGCTGACCTTGACAAACGATTCCCCGAGTTTCCAGCAAAGGGTTTTTAATCGCCCGTTGTAAGGCAGCTTGCTCCCCTTGGTTTTGCGGTCGAATCCCGGTGCCTGGCCGGCAAACTTCCAGAGAGAAGAAATCGTAGTCGCTTTCTCAATATCGATATGCGCGGCGAGTCCTGCCGCAATGATCGGACCGATCCCCCATTGGTCGTACGCCCACTTAGCTTCTAAAGGCGATTCTGGGCTTTCCACCCATTTCTTAAGCTTGGAGGTCAGCACTTTCTCACCGATGTTCAACCAATAATCGAACCAATCCTTCATGGGTGAGACGCCTTCGCTCCGCTCCTTGTTGGCATGGATAATTCGAAGGGTTTGGGCGTCATAGTACAAACCAACCGCGTCAGCAATATCATCCTTCTTCAACTCGTAGTCTTCTAGAAGTTTATCTAATAATATAGAGCGGGTCTCACGCGATATTTCTATTTTCTTCTTCTTGTCCATAATTTCAGGATTTCAGCGTGATCGGTTTCGGCGTACCCTTGACCCGCTTCAGGCTGGCAGCATTGGGGCGCTCCTCGATTAGCCCTTGCAAGATTTCACCCAGGCGCGCCTTGAGCTCTTTGCCGCGAAGTTGCAATTTCCTGCCCAGCGCTTTCTCCAGATCGCCCAACCGGTAGTTGGCCGCGCCCTGGATATCTTCTATCTCAAGCCATTCGCCCAAGCGCTGGCGGGCGGCCTCCCAATCAACCACCTCGCGCCGGACCACCCCAGGAACCATTGCCCACCCTGGAATCGCGTAGCTCGGATCATCGGTTAACCGGCCAGCATAATATTCCCGGATTGCGTCTATGCGTTCCTGCAGTATTTCGACCGAACCGAGCAAATCGGCGGCGCCCGTACCATCGGGTAACGCCTCGGCTTGGCTTATCGTCGGCACAAGCTTTTTAACCGCGGGGCACACGTTGATTGCCGGGCAATACCGGCACGCTTCCACGCTCGGGACTAGCGGCGCCCGCTCGTCCCGGATGGCCCGTAACGTGCTCAGGACGTCACTGTAAGCCTTAGCCAGCGCCGGGTAATCATAGGTAGCCTCGCTTACTCCGTGCGGCCCTGAAATGACCTGGACGATCACCTTGCG